GGGTCTTATATTTGATTCACTTATTTCAAAGAAAATGTCTATTCAAATACCTAATACAGATTTGAGCTTAATATATGTTCCTGCTGGAGGAACTTGGAAAAACTTAACACACCTTTTACCATTGGATAGATTTCGTGATTGTCCGGGTGTGTTGCAGTGTGTTCTCGAAGAGAAAGGTATTATGAGAACGATTAGCTCTCCATTGTTTTTGAAAAATGGTAGAGTGCAAAATGGAAGTAAAGCTTTTTATGGTAGTACATATGCGTTAGAATTTAATACATTCGTAGGTTTATGTATGGCTCCTGTAGTTACAGATACACATCAAAATGTAATTGCAGGCTTTCATTTAGGAGGAGTAACAGGAACTTCTAAAGGAGTGAGTGGTATGTTGACTACAGCTGAATTTATGTCGGCTAGAAAAATGTTATCCAATATTCCGGGAGTCAATATTGTTGCTTCACAAGGAACCATGCAACAAGAATTATATGGTGTCAAATATATATTGGATGACAAAATTCATGTTAAGAGTCCTTTAAACAAGCTACCGGAAGGTGCTAATTTAAAGGCTTATGGTTCGTGCACAGGACGTGCTACATATTATTCTGATGTAACTACATTGCCAATATGTGAAACTGTGGAACAAGTTTGCGGAATAGAAAACAATTACGCAGCACCAAAGTTTCATTTAGGTAATGCTTGGCAAAAATCATTGGAAGTTTCATGTAAACCTTCAATTGGAGTGGAAGGAAAATATCTTTCACAAGCAGTTGTAGATTATGTAGAACCTTTGAAACTTACTATTGGAAAGTTTCCAGAGTTAACTAAGCATATACGCCCTTTATCCGAAATGGAGACCATTTGTGGTATTGATGGAGTTAGATTTATAGACAAATTGAAACCAACAACAGCCATAGGTTATCCATTAGCAGGCCCCAAAGCTAAATATTTGGAAGATGCCTCATTGGAGGATTATCCAGAATTTGCATGTCCACAAAAATTGGATCAAAAGTTTTGGGATGAGGCTACAAGAATGGAACAAGAATACCTAGCTGGAAGAAGGTGTTATTTCATTTTTAAAGCATGTTTAAAAGATGAGCCAACTAAAATTACTAAAGATAAAGTTAGAGTGTTTCAGGCTTCATCTGTGGCAGCGCAGTTGGTTATTAGAAAATATTTTTTACCAATTGTTAGACTTTTGTCTTTGATTCCATTGGAATCAGAGTGTGGTGTTGGTATAAATTCTATGGGACCTGAATATAGTCAATTAGTTGAACATATGCACAAATATGGTAAAGATCGTATTTTGGCAGGTGATTATAGCAAATATGATTTGCGTATGCCAGCTCAATTAACATTAGCAGCGTTTGATGTATTGTGTAATATTGCACAACATTTTGGATATTCTGAGAGAGATCTTACTATTATGCGAGGTATTTCGACAGATGTCTGTTATCCAGTTACTGCATTTAATGGTGATTTGATAGAACTTATAGGATCTAATCCGTCAGGACAGAACCTAACTGTATATATTAATTCTATTGTTAATTCACTTCTTCTACGTAGTGCGTATTTTTGTATTTATGAGAATGTTGATGTACCTCCGTTTAGAGAGGTTGCATCAATGATGACGTATGGAGATGATGTGAAAGGGAGTGTGCGACAAGGATATGATGAATTTAATCATATTTCTTATACAGAATTTCTGAAGGAACGAGATATTGTTTTTACAATGCCTGATAAAGAATCTACTCCCACGCCTTATATGACAGATGATGATGCTGATTTTCTTAAGAGACATGTTAGATGGTCACCAGAATTACAATTGTGGCAAGGACCATTACATGAAGATAGTATTTTTAAGAGTTTAATGGTTGTATTAAAATCTAAAGCTGTTACAACGAAAGAACAGTCCATGCAAAATATTGATGGAGCTTTGCGTGAATGGTTTAATTACGGAAAGGAACATTATGAAATGCGTAGAAAGCAAATGAAAGAGATTGCTTCTACACATGGATTAACAAGCGGATGTGCTATGTTAGATCAGACATATGAAGATTGTCTAACTAACTTTCGTAGAAGATATCATTGGCAGGAGTCATTGATTAAATCGGACTCGGAATGTCCTTTATAAAAGTGTCCCTCTGTGCGTATGTGAATGCACAATAAATTAAATCCACATTTGTATATATGGATACCGTATTGAAATTAGTTCTTGTAATGATGTAGATATAGGCTTTGTACAAAAGGCACTTATAATGAGTACCCCTATTTAGGGGGGCTTCGCCAGCCAAAATATAACAAGATAACGACCCCGCTTAATCTGCAAGGGTGATCGCGAATAAATAAATTAGATTACTAGCACAAATTTTACAATAAATGAAACACAATCAAAGTCTCGCATGGAGACATTAGGGTTTACTGATCAAAACGCAGGATATAATTATAGCGTAAACAGTACACCAGACCCAACATTTGGATTAGCAGATGCATCGGATGGATCACTTGAGAATTTTTTCTCGCGACCAGTTAAGATAGCATCATATAGTTGGGGGACAGGTTTAAATCTGTTCGAATCCTTTAATCCTTGGAAGCTATTTTGGGAAAATCCACGTGTTATTAACCGTGTTTCCAATTATAATTTGCTTAGATCAAAACTGTGTGTCAAATTCATTATTAATGGAAATGGCTTTTATTATGGTCGGGCAATTTGTTCATATATTCCTCTTCATACTAGAGATACATTGACCAAGGATAGAGCTTTTTTCATAGAAGATGTGGTTGAGGCATCACAACGTCCACACATCTTTCTTGATCCTACCAATTCACAAGGTGGAATGTTGTGTTTGCCTTTTGTGAAACAGAATAATGCCATTGATATTCCAGATGTTGAATGGAATGAAATGGGACAAATCATTATTCATGGTATGCAAGAGCTTAAACACGCAAACGGAGCTACAGGAGATATTTCAGTTTCGGTATTTGCGTGGGCAGAGGATGTTGTATTATCAATTCCTACTGCAAATCAACCTGGCGCTATTGCTCCTCAAGCTGGAGAGATTGGTGCTAACGATGAATACGGTAAAGGAATTATTTCCACACCTGCCGCATTCATTGCCAAAGCAGCTGG